TAATCACTTTGGTTTTTTGGTGCCTACCCCGTACCGCCATGCGGTACAAGGTTGACACTGCGCAGTGGTAAAGTGATGACGCATTGCAGTGGTACAGTGTTAACACGTCAGTGTGGTACCGTGAGTGCGCGAAGTTAGTTGTGTCTAACTTAGTACCATAGTACTATATAAAATGTTCACAATTTGTTTACAATTTGTTCATACGCTATTCACAACTGACCGTTATAATGTACTTAAAGATAAAGGAAAGGGGTACCTAAAAGGGAGTACCAAAAGGTGCATAATATGAAATCTATTTTAGTTGGCTTAAATGGTATTATGAAAGTAACCAAAATGAGACATCTTATACACTTAGACATTTTACAATAAATAGTTGTAATTGCAGGATGTTTACGCTATCAATGGATGTATATGCCATGGCAACTGATATATTTATAGGTAAATTATATATTACAAAAAAACAAGGCAAGAGTTTTGGAAAGTAGCTTAGTTACTTTTGAGTCGGTGCAACTCCGACTCCCTTGTATCACTGATAGCAATATCAGCAAGTAGCAAATAAACAAGCACAAAAAAGAAACGGAGACAAAAAACTATGAGAAAAGAAAAAATGATAACACGTACAATCGTAACAACCAATGCAGAGATTATGGCTTTTAATCTTGACACAAACGAAGTTATAACTTTAAATGAGTCTTATATCGGAGATTTAAGCGATAAGGATATTGAAAAACAGTTTGCAATAGATTATAGCAATAGCGCAAAATTCTTAAAACTTGTAAATGCAGAGAAATCTTCAAAGTTATATGGTATTACTGAAAAAGATTTTTTAGAATATGCGGTTGAACTGGACGAAAATAGAAAAGAGGTGAAATAATTTGACAGTGCAAGACATATATAGAGTACTATTGAGTACTGAAGAAATAGTTTTTAGTACAAAATATAGAATTGAAGAATGGCATGGCTTGGCTAAAGATATTCCTAATAAATATTTTGATTATTTGATAGATACTATTTATTCAGTAGAGGACGAAGGATATAGTTGCATAATAATAGATTTAAAATCATAAAAATTTTTTCACAGCCTAAGCGTAAAGCGCACAGCGTGGTGCAAGTCCACGCATAGGCTTTACAACTGAATATAGTAAATAATGAAAGAGGTGAAAATAAATGACTAACAATATAAAGTTAGGCACTTTAGCCAAACTTAGTGCTACTACTAGCTTTTGGTTGCATGATATACAGTATGATATCGACGAGTTTTATACTCGTTCTCAAATATTGAAAAACAAACAGATATCACGACTGAAAGTAATAAGTTTTAAAGCATTATCAGGAAAAGAAATGATTTACGTTAAAGTAGAAGAATAGAAAAGAGGTACAAAAAAACATGTTATACAAAAATAGAAAAATGTCACAATCTGATATTGATGAAATTTATGAGGATTTTGTTATAGAAATAGCAACCAAAGTTGCTACAAAAGTAAAGGGTAAAATATTTTATGGGTATGCTAATATAGAAAATATGTGGTATATCATAGTTAAAACACGTGAGTTAGGTGAAAAAAGATTTTTCCTTGATACACTTACACATGACATGATGTGTGGTCTATCATCAAAGGAAATTGCAGATAAAATAGTCAAGCTTTATCACAAGATAATTGAAAGGAGATTTTTTATAGTATGAATAAGAGATTACATCAATTAGAGCGAATTATACGCTACGAGTACAACTGTTTTATTACTGCATGTTATCCTAAAGATAAACCATTAATATTATTACGGCATATTTCAGATTTATTACGTTTCAAAGTATGGTATTTATATGATACTGGTAGGATATCCGAAGATGAAAGACATTTTATGTTAATGGGTAATAATAATTACTATATGTATTATGTCAATATTATTCACAATTATTACTAAATCGTATGTATTTTCGTAAATTTTCGTAAATTACAGAAAATCAAATACGAAAAAGTTCATAGAATGTTCATAAATTAGTCATACTGCATTTACATTACTACTGTACTATATAATATGTAAAGAGGTAATACATCTTTTACAAAACATTTGCTTTAATACTATGATACCACACTATTGCTAGCCAATACGACACTCAATAGTGCGGACTCCTCAAAGAAAAAAAGGAAGTGATTAACATTGATAGAAACATTATATGCACAGCTTATTACAGACCCCAATACACAAAAGATTGAGGTTGAAACTGATAAACTAGGAGCTACTATAGAAACTATATATCGCGAGGATTGTAAAATTGCAATTCGTCATATAGCAGATGATTTTCTTTCCTGCATAATAGTCAAGAGATAGTAAAGCTATCATCAAATAGATTGCAAAAAATCAACTTGACTACTACACCTTATGGTGTTACAACTTTATTACATTTAACTTTACAAATCATAGCACAAAGAAAAGGAGAAAAAAGACTATGAGAAAACCAATGGTTACACGTACAGTTATTTCAACATCAATCACAGCTTTATGCGTAAATCCACAGACTGCTGAGACATTCGAGCAGGAGTTCATACTTACTGGTAAGATTGTTGACAAGGACAAGGTGCTAAAGAGAGTATCAAAGCAGTATAACACTGATGATTGCACAATTGTTGCAATTCGTGAACTTAAAGAGCTCAACCAACTTTATGGCATGGATGAAGCAGACTTCATCAAGGGCGCAAAGATACTTGACCCTGCTACACGTAAAGCGATTGAGACAGAGCAGTCAGACACAGAATAAAAAAGAAAAGGAGATAAACAAACATGGCAATTACAATTAATTCACAGTCAAAGGATTTTACAGAGGTAGAGCAGTATTTAATGACATTAGATAGAGGTATTCAGTCATTAAAGGATGTAACGGACAACACAAGTATTCCAGTAGCAGGATATCTGACATTTACAGATGAAAAAGAAAACGGAGATAGTGTTGATATATTATCAATCATTACACCAGACAATGAGGTATTCTCTTGTCAGTCATCTACTTTCATGCGTAGTTTTGATAATATTTCTAATATCATGCATGGTAAACAGTTCAGTGTTATTAAAGTTAGCGGTACAACAAAAGCAGGCAGACCGTATATTGACTGTGCACTTGATGTAAAATCAGTAAAATAAAATTTTATCTTACTGCTGACCCTTGCTATTAAGTTAGCAGGGGTCTTATTAATTTAGAGAGGAGAAAAAAGTATGGCAAAGAAACGATTAACAAAAAATCAACAAGCACTTTATAATTTAATGCAAGAATATGCTGATAAAGGTGTTGATGTTTCATACATTGATAATCCTAAAACTATAACACAAAAATTTTTAAAAGAAACAAAAGAAGATTTAGAACAGAGATTTACGGCACCGCAACACGATATTGTAGATACAATTAAAGAAATGTTATATGATTTACCTAATAGCAGATATGTTTATAATCGTTCATACAATAAATTTAATGACATATCATTAGAAAGTTTTTATTATAAAGCTATATCAATGTTACAAGATAATATGCAGGAGTTTGGCGAAGCATATTATAATCATTTAAGGGACAATGAAAGTAAAATTATAGAAAGTTTAGAAGTAATAGCAGGTGATAGCGAAGATAGTAGAATAAGGTCAAATATAGTACAAGCATTAAACATTTTATCTTATAACAATATGTCAAAAGAAATGGAAATAGTCACGAATAATTGGTTAGAAACACTTGCTAATTATGATGAAGAATAAGAAACAAAATGTTAGAAAATTTATGTGCGATTTTGAAACTACAGTTTATGAGGGTCAAACATCAACGGAAGTTTGGGCAAGTGCAAGCGTTGAGTTTTATACAGAAAATGTAAATGTTTTTCATTCGATAAACGAACAGTTTCAATATTTTAAAACATTGAATTGTGACATAATTGCTTATTATCATAACTTAAAATTTGACGGAAATTTTTGGTTATCGTATTTGCTAACAGAATTAAAATATGAGCAGGCTATACATTACTTAAATAACGAACAGACTCAAGCAGAATTTATTAGAATAAAAGATATGAAAAATAAAACTTTTAGATATACAATATCTGATATGGGTCAATGGTATACATTAACTATTAAAGTTAATAACCACATAATAGAATTAAGAGATAGCTTAAAGTTATTACCATTTTCAGTAAAGCAAATAGGAAAATCTTTTAAAACAAAGCACCAAAAATTAGATATGGAATACATTGGCTACAGATATGCAGGTTGTAATATAACTGATGAAGAAAAAAAATACATAGCTAATGATATATTAGTAGTTAAAGAAGCACTCGAACAGTTATTCAATGACGGACACGATAAACTTACAATAGGTTCGTGTTGTATGGAAGAATATAAAAAGACTACTGGTGCTTATGATTATAAAGATTTATTTCCACCTCTTGATGAAGTTGCTCTTGATAAAAATATTTTCGGTTCGTCGAATGCTGATGAATATATACGTCACAGTTATAGAGGGGGTTGGTGCTATTTAGTAAAAGGAAAAGAAAATAAAGTTAGACATAATGGTACAACAGGGGATGTAAACTCTTTATATCCTAGTATGATGCACTCACAAAGTGGTAATCATTTTCCAATAGGTAAGCCGTATTTTTGGAGTGGAAATATAATACCTAATGAAGCTATAGGAGAAAATAAATATTACTTCTTAAGAATAAAAACACGTTTTTATATCAAAGAAAATATGTTACCATTTATTCAAATAAAAGGTAATCATTTATATAAAGGTACAGAGTCATTAACAACTAGTGATGTATTAAATAAAGATGGAACATACAATCGTTATTATAAAGATAAAAACGGAAATATACATGACAGTACAGTAATAATGACAGTAACCATGACAGATTATAAACTAATGTTAAAGCACTATGAACTTGTAGATTTTGAAATTTTAGATGGCTGTTGGTTTTATTCTGAGATAGGAATATTTGATAATTACATCAATCATTACGCAGAAATTAAAATGAACAGTAAAGGTGCAAAACGTACGGAAGCAAAATTGTTTCTCAATAATCTTTATGGTAAACTTGCCAGTAGTTCCAATAGTAGTTTTAAGGTTGCATATGTTAAAGAGGATGAAAGTATAGGTTTTTACATAGTGCCTGCCAATAATAAAAAAGTTGGACATATAGCAACTGGAAGTGCTATAACGTCATACGCGCGTAACTTTACAATCACAGCCGCTCAAAAGAACTATTATGGTGTAGACAAAGCAGGATTTATTTACGCTGACACCGACAGCATACATTGTGACTTACCTGCTGATAAGATAAAAGGAATAACAGTAGATCCAGTAAAATTCTGTTGTTGGAAACTTGAGAGCAGTTGGGACACAGCTATTTTTACAAGGCAGAAAACATATATAGAACACATAACTCATAACGATTTAATTCCAGTTGATGAACCATACAATGACATTAAATGTGCAGGTATGCCACAGAAATGCAAAGATTTATTTAACAAATCAATGCAGGGATATGAAGTAAAGGAGAGTGATAACTATACACAGAGTGAATTAAAATTCTTAGAAACAAAAAGAGACTATAGTGATTTTAAAGTTGGTTTATGTGTTCCCGGGAAATTATTACCTAAGAGAATTAAAGGCGGTGTATTACTAGTGGACACAACATACGAAATGAGGTGAAATAATATGAGCAGATTTGTATATGTAACAATTGTATTACTAATTCTATTATTAATTAGGTTAATCTTACTAATACAATATAAAATAAGACAGCATTTTATACACAAGCAGTGTAACTATCTTTGCTTTGCTTGTAAGTATAGATATGAATGTGATATTTTTAGAGGGGAGTGACCATTATTATGAATGATAAAATGGAAAAAGTAGTGCAGGAACTACGTAAAAGATTTAGAGGTTCAATCGAGTTTTATGATGTGCCATGCACAGAGCAGTATAAAATAGAATATTGCTTAAATGGCTTATACATTTCAAAGTTATTATCATACGATTTTATAAAGAAAAAAGATATAAGAGAAATTGTACTGTCATTAAGCATATTAATTGCAACAGATATACACAATCATTTTTATAAGTAAAGGAGAAAAAGTATGATAAATAAAAATGAAAATAATATTATATTTGCACATATTGTAACAGGCATAGGAGAACAAATTATGGATAAATATTATATGAAAAAATTTAATAAATTTGCTGATTTTATAACAGAATGTTTAGTTGAAGAATACACAAAACTTGAATTTACTAGTTATAAATTGAAAGAAGAACATAATAGGGTAACAATACAGTTATATATTAAAATAAATAGTAATGAATATGAAATAAGAATACCATGTGATTTTAATACAACTATATCAAAAATATTACATGAAGCTAAAAGCGATATTAGTCACTTAATATTAAATTGTTATAAATAAAAAAAACAAAAAGGCAGGAGTAAAAACTCTTGCCTTTTCTATATCTATAACTATTGCAGAACACAAGCGCACAGCATTTACGACAATACATACTAGCGTTATCTTCCAAACGTGCTACCTAGCAGTATCAAGTGAACATACAATAGCAGATACCTAATAACTGATAGTCTTAAATAAAACTTCTTTGCATTTAAGGTTCTTAAATCTAAAACAACCTTTTTCAAAATAGTATCTCAACTGACTAATAAACAAATCATTCTGTTTTAGCATAACATAATTAATATCATGGTCATTAACAGTAACACTTATTTTACTTCTAAAGGTACTATCTGCTTTATCATCAATATATAAGAAACCTTGCTCACTATATTGTTTCACAGCGTAATCATGACCCATATATCTTAACGTTGCAACATACTTTCCTTTTCCTACTGGTGTATCAATAAAAGCAGTGTTATCATTTAAGTACACATTCTCACTTGAGTATGCCACATATTGGTTATTTTTAAATGCTCTATTAAAGCCACTTTCTTTTTGTGCTTTGCTTGCAGTTTCTATAAAACCATTTTCCAATACAAAGCCATCTCCTTTTAAGAAATTAGTTTCACTGTTTAATCTTTCAGATATTCCCAACTCTGTATAATAAGGGTTGATAATACTAACTGCATTACTTAACATATATACTGGAAGATACCTTGCTTGTTCTCCATGACCTCTTGCTATACTGGTATGTACGCTAATAAATTTTCTTATTTCATCACTACAGTAGTGATTAGTTTCACTCTGAAATTCATCGAATAGCATACTATCAGTATCACTAAGCAGGTGACTATATTTTTTCAACTGGTCTGCGCTATTTAAACTAATAGCATAACCACAATGTTGTTCATTTAAAAACAAACTATGATAGATACCACTCGCACACCTTTCACTTTCCATAGTATAGTTTCTAAAGAACAATGTCTGTAAATCCTTGAAGAACTTATTAGCTACATCATCCAGTTCGTAATTATACCTATAGATTAAACAGAATTTTTTATGTTGTTTTAAAAATCTATTGACTTCTAATCTACCGAAATACACTGTTTTGCCACCACTTCTATTAGTAGTACACATAAATAACTCAGGCTTTAAACCATTTATGTCTTTCATTGAAAGTAATTTAGTTCCGTCATAGTATTTATTTTCACTCATATTGTTGTACTCTTTTCTTAAAATTAACTATATTATCTCAATTTATTATAACATATATATTGCAAAATTTCAAGTAATATGATATAATTAAAAAGAGAATAAAAGGAAGGTGATGAAGTATGGATACATTTCAAATGGTTATGCAAGCTATAACTACAATAGGATTTCCAATAGTAATGTGTTTATGTTTAGCATGGTACTGTATGAAACTAAATGATATACACAAAGTGGAGACAGATAAGTTTGCCACTGCACTAAACAATAATACTATTATCTTGCAGAAATTATGTGACATTCTTAATGTAGAAAGAAGTGACAAAAATGAGTAAAGTTGATACTTACACAGATTATATGATTGCAATAGCAAATGACAATTCGCACGGCTATTCACAGATTAACAGAAACGGCAATCCAGACTTTGATTGTAGCTCATTAGTTGGACACGCACTTGCTACAGCAGGTTTTAATGTAAATGTAAACAGTACAACACGAAACTTGTACGAACAGTTAAAACGTTGTGGCTTTACTTCTTGCAACAGACCTTTTCAAAAAGGTGATATTCACTTAGCTGTAGGACATCATGTTTGTGTTTCAACAGATAGTGAGCATATAGTTCATGCAAGTATTGATGAAAATGGAACTACAAAAGGACGTAAAGCAGGCGACCAGACTGGAAAAGAAATATGCATAAGAAAATATTACACACCTAGTTATGGTTGGAATTATCATTTACGCTATAAAGATGACAAAGGAAGTGCAGGTTATAATATGAATTTATTGAAAAAAGGTTCAGCAAATAACGACGTAACAGTATTTGAAATACTTATGACAAAGTTAGGATATTACAGTGGTAGCATTGATACAAAATATGGTACAGGTTGTGTAAGAGCATGTGAGAATTTTCAGACAGATTATGGACTAACTGTTGACGGTAAGTGTGGTAAAAACACATGGAATAAACTTTTTAGTTTAGGTATAAGATAATGGCATGGATAGTTAAAGTTGGAGTAAGTGCATATTTAACACAATCTGAAATGGAAAACAACGCTACAGAGTTTTATGGATATTTTAACAGTAAAGGTTTTACCATTGAAAGTGTGGCAGGTATGCTAGGTAATCTTCAACAGGAGTCAAACATTAACCCGGGTATGAAACAAACAGCAAGTGCAAGTAGTGGTTGGGGTTTGATACAATGGACACCTAGCAGTAACCTAACAGATTATGCAACAGCGCATGGCACTTACTGGGCAACTGGTGAAATACAAACACAGTTAATGTGGGATGAAATAATAAATGGATATGGTGGACAATGGATACCTAAGCCGTCACTAGGTTACGGATATACTGGTGCAGAATTTTCACAGCTGACTGATGTTGCAGAAGCCTGCAAAGCATATCTATATGAAAGAGAACGAGCAGGAGTTGAAGCGTTAAGCAAGAGATTAACATATTCTAGTAACTGGTATAAATACCTAACCGGTGTTACACCACCTACCCCACCCACACCACCTACACCAACTAAACGAAAAAGAATGCCGATTTGGATGATGTGTAGACCATTATTTTAAAAGAAAAGAGGTGAGAAAAATGGCAGTACTTTCACATGATGATTTTATGAATGCAGTAAAAGGTTTAGCAGGTGATAACGCTGATGATAACACACTTACTATGATTGAGAATTTTACTGATACATTTAATGACCTTGAAACACGTGCAAGTGATACTACTGATTGGAAAACAAAATATGAACAGAATGACAATGAGTGGAGAGAGAAATATAAAGCACGATTTTTTGAGGGCAAAGAGGGTACAGACCCTACAACAGTAATGAAAGACCAAAAGGAAGATATTACCGATGATGGTAAAGACATTTCCTTTGATGATTTATTTAAAGAAAGAGAGGACTAGGAATTATGGCTACAAAACCAAAAATTAAGACACTTACTAATTCAAGCGTTGACATCTTAAATGCAATAAGAAATAACGCAAGCACAAATTACAGAGATTATGTACCGCAGGCTACAGCTGACTCTGACTCGATTAGAGAAATCGGTGCAGTAATTATGGACTATCCTGCTTTGCAGAACGAGTTTTTATCAGCTCTTGTAAACAGAATAGGCAGAGTAATTTTAACAAGCAAATCATATGACAACCCATGGGCTATATTTAAAAAGGGCATGCTCGAATTTGGTGAGTCTATAGAGGAAGTATTTGTTAATATCGCAAAGCCGTTTCAGTTTGACCCACAGGTTGCAGAGTCCAATGTATTCAAGCGTGAAATTCCTGATGTACGCAGTGCATTTCACATTATGAACTATCAGAAGTTCTACAAAGCTACAATCTCAAATGACCAGTTAAGACAGGCTTTTTTATCTATTGACGGCATTACAGATTTGATTGCTAAAATTGTAGATGCTATGTATACTGGTGCTAACTATGACGAGTTTCAGACTATGAAGTATATGCTTGCAAAACATATTTTAAATGGTCTAATGAACCCAGTTACCATTCCTGCTATTAACACAGCAAACATGAATAGCATTGTTAGTACTATTAAGGGGGTATCAAACAAGTTTACTTTCCTTAGCTCAAAGAATAACCTTGCAGGTGTTATGAACCATACACCTAAACAGGAGCAGTATTTGTTAGTCAATTCACGGTTTGATGCTACTATGAATGTTGAAGTACTTGCAAGTGCTTTCAATATGGATAGAGCAGAGTTTGACGGACATCATGTACTTGTAGATAGTTTTGGTGATTTAGATATTGAGAGATTAAATATTCTCTTTGCTGATGACCCAACCTACACGAAGATAGGAAAAGCAGAACTTGAAGCACTTGACGCTATACCTTGTGTAATGGTTGATAGTGACTGGTTCATGATATTCGACAACTATCAGAACTTTACAGAACAGTACAGCGGTGAGGGACTGTATTGGAACTACTGGTATCATGTATGGAAAACATTTTCAGTGTCCCCGTTCTCAAACAATGCAGTATTTGTTGCAGGTGTTCCTGCAGTCAAGACAGTTACAGTTACACCTAGTGAAGCTACAGTTAGCGCAGGCGGTCAGTTGCAGTTAAATGTTACTGTTGTTACCGATAACTATGCACCACAAAGTGTTATTTGGAGTATTGCAGAAGAGGGTGCTAAGGCTAGTATTTCAAGTACAGGTATGCTTAAAGTTAATAGTGATGCTACATCAGAAACTATTACAGTTAAAGCTACTAGCACGTTTGATAGTACTAAGGTTGGCGAAGCAACTATTACAATTGCGTAAATTGAATATGGCAGGAGAGCGTAATTGCTTTCCTGCTATTGAAAAGGTGGTGAAGATATGCAGATACAACCTAATAGTATTATCAAATTATGTAGTGGCGTGCCGATAGATAGCAGTTATAAAGATACTATTTATTTTGCAAGCAGAAGCGCACAGAAAAGTTATTTTGATAGTAAAGTTAGTAAGACTATGGATAAGGCTAGTTTTCAGAGAATTAACGGACAACAGGGTGTTGTAAGAATGAGTGCTAGTGCTGAAAGTATTTATAATTGCAATTATATGATGTTTCAGAATAGTAACTACAGCACTAAATGGTTTTACGCTTTTATTACTAATATTGAATATGTAAACGATAAAGTTAGTAATGTATATTTTACTATTGATGTTATGCAAACATGGTTTCTTTTTGACTGTACTCTTAAAGAGAGTTTTGTTGAAAGAGAACATCATGCAACAGATACCACAAATGATTGTTTAGTTGGTGAAAATATACCAACTGGACAAATGATGTATGACCAACCCATTAAAAGTGGAATTTTTAATGATTGGTGTTTAATAGTGGTAAGTGGTGCTGATGAGCAAGGAGCTATTTCAGAATTACAATATAATTATAATGGTATGTATTCACCATGTATGTTAATATATTGTGATAATGACCAACACAGTTTAGCTGAGTTTATAATGGCACTTGATAATAAAGGAAAAGCAGACCAAATAATTAATATCATATTAACACCTAAATCAATAATCAAACATCTATTAACAAATGGACAAACACTCACAAATAAAAAACCTATTTATGGGCTAAAACAAAATGAGCCATTACCATTTCAAATAAAAAAACCAACAAATAAAGTTGGTTCTTATGTGCCTAAAAATCATAAATTACTATGTTACCCATATACTTATTTAACAATGAGTAATGGTAGTGGTAATAGTATAGAATATCGTTACGAGCTATTTGATGATATAAGTGGTAAATGCAATTTTGAAGTGTTTAGTGATGTTATTAATGGATATTATATGGCAAGTCCATTAAACTATAATGGTACAAGTAGTGGACAAACAACAAGTGCAGGTGATACAACAATAAATTTTGATTTTAGTTTAACACTTGACAATATGCCAATTGTACCATGGAGTAGTGATACATTCAAAGTATGGTGGGCGCAAAATAAAGTAAGTGTGCAAAGTAATATCGCAACTGGTTTAGCAAAACTTACACTAGGAGCAGGTTTAACAGAAGCACAACCAATGATACCAACTGGTGGGGGTGTATTTCATCAACCAAAAGCAACAGAGATAAATCCTAATACATCTATTAAACTAGCAGGTAATGGACAATTTGACATGAATAGTGTCATGCGTCCAATGTCACCACAATATATCGGCAGTGGTAATATGAGTAGTAACCCAATTGAGTCTGCTATGCAAGCAGGAATGGTTGTTAGTGGCTATTCTGATATTAAAAACAGTTTAATTCAAATGCAACAAGCTAAAACGTTGCCAGTTAGTTCAAGAGGCGGTGGTGGTAATAATGTTATGTTAGATACCACATTCCTTGATTTCTACAGTATGAACACTCATGTACATCCTAAGATAGCAAAAATAATTGATGATTATTTTACTATGTTTGGTTATGCTACAAATGAAGTAAAAGTACCTAATATAAATGTAAGACCGCACTGGACTTATACCAAAACGCAACAATGTAATTTAGTTAGTATAAATTGTAGCAACAATGATATTACAGCTATTAAAAACATTTTTGACAATGGTATTACTTTTTGGAAAAATGCTAGTGAAATAGGTAACTATTCATTAGATAACAGTCCTAATTAGAAAAGAGGTGAGACAATGAGTAGAAAAGGAAGAAAAGCACAGACCGAAGCTTTCTTACAAAATCAGCGAACATATCTACAGTATGTTAATAGACTAACAGAATTAAGCATATCAATGTTTGACTGGAAGAACTTACCCGATACTATTGACGCAAGGTTCTTAGAACTAGCACTTTTCAATGACGGAATGGCAGTATTTTTTAAAGATGAAGTCATGGGGTATTTAGGCTTGCAAGTTATGATTGGTGGTAAGCTTAATGTTTACAGAATACCTATTACACGAACAGCGTTTGCACAAAATGGTTATCAGATGAAACTTGACCCAAGTAACAGTGTTATTATCTTTAATAATATGCTACACACTAACAGTATACTTGATGTGCAGGAAATGAGTAAAAGACTGTATGAAATACAGAGAACTATTGACGTAAACGTAATACAGCAAAAAACACCTAAAATTATCACTTGTACTGAAAATCAGAGATTAGTAATGAAAAATCTGTATGCACAGTATATGGGTAATGAACCATTCATTTTTGGCGATAAGAATTTGGATTTAAGCGGTATTAAGACTTTTGATACTACAAGTCCATATGTTGCGGATAAACTGTATGAATTAAAGACCCAGTACTGGAATGAAGCATTAACTTACTTAGGCATTAGTAATGTTAATACTGTAAAGAAAGAGAGAATGATAACTGATGAAGTACAAAGAAACTTAGGTGGAACGATTGCTAGTAGATATTCAAGACTGTTTATGAGACAGCAGGCATGCGAGCAGATTAACAAAATGTTTGGTTTAAACATTAGTGTTGATTATAGAGAGGACATGCAGGTACTTGATACTTATGATGCCGATAAAGCAGATTTAAGTAATGAGACTGATGTAGGTAAAGGTGGTGAGAATAATGAGTAAGTATACAACAGAGGTGCGATTTATCTGTGAAAATAGTGCAGGCTTGAGTGAGAGTGAGGGTGCAGACAATGTTGATAGTATTTTAGATAAGTGTTGGAATAAGGTTTTTAATTTTGACTTTCCTATCTTTGATGAAAACTATAGACAGGTTTTGTGCAGGAAGATATTGAAACATTATTATACAAGAGAGATTGCGCATGAGACTGTAGGCAGGTGGAAGCTTGCGTTAAATGCTAAGCTCAATGAGATTATGCCTTATTACAATCAGTTGTATAAAAGTGAGTTGCTTGAGTTTAATCCTTTTTATGATGTAGATTTGACTAGGAGTAGAGAGGGTAGCGGTACAAGTAATAAGACAAGTAATAATACAGAGACTAATAGTGGTACAAGTAAAAATGTTAGTAGTGGTAGCGGTACAAGTAATACTGTTACCTTAAATAGATTTAGTGATACACCACAGAATAGTATGGATACACAGGGTATTGCTGATAGTGTACCATTGACTACTGTTACTAAGGTGAATGAAGATAATACGACTACTAATGAAAGTACAGATACTTTGACAAGGAATGACAATAAAACTGGAAGTGGTACAGAAAATATTAATAATACTAATAAGTATATTGAGACAGTAAAAGGCAAACAGGGTACAGAAAATTATAGTAGTTTATTAAAGAAATTTAGAGAGACTTTTCTCAATATTGATATGATGATTATTGAGGATTGTAGTGATTGTTTCTTTACTTTATGGTGAAGGGAAAGAGAGGTAATAATGGACGCAAATTATAGAGACTTAACAGAGTTTAGGTTTTGGTGCTTTAAAGTGTTACCACTAGTGTATGATGATGAATTAAGTTATTATGAAGTTATCTGCAAGTGTGTTGACTATATTAATAATTTGATTGAAAATGATAAAGCTATTAGTAATGATGTTGAAAAGTTAAAGCAGGAAATGAAAAAGGTGCAGGAATGGATTAATAACTATGATACTAGTTTTGCAGAAAGTATTATTAGAGAGTATCTTGCAACTATGATATTTGTTACTATTAGTGACAGTGGATATATTATTTATAATATTCCTGCTAATTGGAAGAATATTACATTTAATACTACTGGGTTAGATATTGAAAATAATATCGGTGTTGGTAACTATGACTATGGTCATTTAGTATTAAGTTATTAAGAAAGAGAGGTAAAAGTGATATGAGTAATGAATTAATTAACAGACAGTATGTTGGTGCTAGGTATGTGCCAAAGATTATGGGTGAGTGGAATAAGGCTTTGCAGTATGAAGCATTGAGTGTGGTAACGTATATGGGTAATAGCTTTACGAGTAAAGTGCCAGTGCCTGCGAATGTGGAAATTAATAATACAGATTATTGGGTTAATACGGGTAATTATAATGCACAGGTTGAAGAGTATAGAAAAGAAGCCCTCGCAGCTAAAGAGCTTGCAAATAATACTAACAGTGATTTACAGACATTTAAAAAAAATCAGGCTAATACTAATACTGAATTTAATAAAAAAATTGATTTAACAACAAGTGCATTAAATGAATTAAAAAACGTTGTGTTTGATGGTGACACCCCTAGTGTTATTACAGTTGCCAAAAGTGGTGGAAGATTTCATACAATTAATGAGGCTATTACCTTTGCAAAGAGATATTGCAGTAGAAATAACAGAGTTACAATTTTAATCTGCAGTGGTGTATACAAAGAAAGTATTGTACTTACAAAAAATCCAGGTATAGACCTTATTGGTATTGGTATGCCAGAGATTGTTAGCGATACAGGATATCCTAATGGACCTGCAAATATTTATGGTGATACTTATATTGAGGGCATATTTTTTCATTCAACAAGTAAAACTGCTTATGCCTTTCATCTTGATGGAAGTACCGATACAAGTTATGGTACTACATTAAATGTTGTGAATTGTAAATTTACTAGTGAGAATCAACCAGCGTTAGGGTGTGGATGTACAAGAGGCTGCAATTATACTTTTAAAAATTGTGAATTTTATGGTAGTGACGGTATTTATGTTCATAATGAAGCTAGCGCAAACGTTGCTAAACAGTACTTTAATGCAATAGGATGTAAAATAAATGGTTCACAACATGCCGTTGCTATTGATGATGCCGCTAAATTAAATTTTGGTGCTACTGGTTCGCCTTTAGTACTTAACTTTGCTGGCTCTTATACATCCAATATAAATAAAATGATACTTTTTAGATTAACAAGTTCTGAAAATTATGGATACATACCTGGTGATAATAATGGTATCTCACTTTCACCGGATTCTACTACACAAATAGTAGCACTTGATCATAAATATCAAGGTGGTTACACTATAACAGTAACTGTACCTACCTATGCAAACAGTGGAGCTGTATATATTCCAGTAGAAAATGCTAACTTATTCGAATGGACAGTAACAACAACAATACCAGGGACTGGCACTTTCCCTTCAAAAGTTACAAGTGTTGGTGCGCACTGGTTGACAGTAACAAGAAATAGTGGCAACTGGAATGGAAGTGCAATACAGGTAGACTTGACAGGTAAAAGATAATTTAAAATATAACAGAGGGAGTGGTACAATAGTATCACTCTCTTTTTTTCTGATACCGTGCTAATACTGAACCACTGCGCAGTGGCAACCTTGTACCACATGGCGGTACGGAGTAGGCACCAAAAAACCAAAGTGAGTAACCC